CTATCCTATCCTTAAGCTCGCCCCAGGTCACGGCAGACATAGACTACTCTACTTTCTTTGCTCGCGTTCGCCGCTTAGTAGTCGGCGGTGCCTCGGCGCCCTTGCCCTCAAGGGCCTCTAAGCGCACGTAGACTTGCTTGAGTTTTAGGTCGATAATTCTGCTGATCTTGTCCTGCGTTTCAATATCCATGAGGTCGGGGGCATACTTAAAGATCTTCGGCCTCGAAAGAACAAAGCGCTCCGCATCAACCTCTGTGTCGAATGACTCGACGCGGCGACCGCCATACTCCTCCTTGGGCTCAAAGTCCAGAGTGCCTCTACCCGTCAAGTAAATATTCAATGGGCGCGACTTATAGTTGGGATCTTCGGGCGAAATTGCATACTCCACAAAAGTCTTACTCATACAACCTCATAGGTGTGTGGAGGTGGCCGAAACCACCCCCACACCGAGAAGCACCAACTTATATAGTGCTGTTGGCGAAAACGCTCCACTGTGCGGAGCTCTGGTTGATTTTGTCGTTGTTGTTGATGTGATAGAAGTCCGATCGAGCGCAGCCGAACACCAGCTTGATGCCTACGCCGTAACGATCTTCATACTCATCCTCTTTGCGTCGGACAAGTCGCGGCTTGCCGGCATTGCCGAAGACGAGAGACGAAGCACCTAACAACATGCAGTAGTGAACATTCGCAGCATTGGCGCCAGACGAAGGCTTGCGAATACGGTTGTATTCGTGGATGTAGATGCCCTCAAACTTATGGTCCGCCCTACTGAAGAGCGTGTTGCTCTCACTGCGAGGAGCTGCATTCTCGAATGCCGTCTTATAGACGGTGTCGGTGTGCAGGTCGTTGATAGCAAAAACCGGAGCCAGGAGGATATAACCTTCAACGCCATCCGCACGCAGCGGGTTGATGTTATTGGTCCTTGCCCAGGCATACATACGACGCAACTCAGCGGTATCCAGTTCATCACCGGCAGCCAGTGCGGCATCGTTCTCCTCACTGGAGGCGATGTGTTTATTCGGATGACCTGCCGTTGAGACGCCCGTCTGCGACTTGATAACGTGCGCGGCGTTGCCATCCACAAAGGCGTCGATGATCGACTCCTCTTTCTGGTCTGTGAGCCAGTCGCCGAGCGCCTCTTTCGCTTGAGCATCCATGCGAAAGTTGGTCCGGAGATTCTGGATCTCGGGCGTATCGAACGCCACGGCATGCTTCAGAAGCTCAACGATGACCTCCATGTCATAGAGGACCATGTTCTCTTCATTGCCGACCATAGTGTTCGGGCCGTAGGTGGCCGTAACCAGGTTGGTCTGCCGCGTGCCCTGAGCCAGGTCGCGGTTGGTCGTCAACTGCTTGCGCAAGGCCAGTCGAATGCGCTGCCCTCGCTCGCGCGTAAAATCATCTTTTACAATGATCGGCGCGTTAGCCTTACGATCGAACGCAGCTTCGTCGCCACGCTCAGGCGCCATCATACCGCGCTTGTCGAAAAACATCTCACTCATCGTCTCCTTATGGAGCTGGTCGCTCCATAGGATCTTAACGAGTGGGTTGTCTAACGAAGCTGCAGTACCGGTGCCTGTTACATATCCAATATTAGCACTCATTTCTTGCCATCCTGTTGCGGATCAGCAGATCAAGCCCCATACGCCACCGATTGGACGAGTTGGGATTGCTCCTCTGCTGAGAGCCGGTTGAGCTCGCGCAGTACAGTGTCCTCATCTTGGCCCTGTAGCCACGCGATCTTGTCTTCTATGCGAGCATTGGCACCCGGCATGGGGCCACTGCTACTCGATTCGCGCGGTGACGCAGCCTGTTGGCCACGATCGCGCCCTGCTAAGCCATCTCGATATGCAGCGGCCTCGATGTTCGTCTGTGAACGCTTTCGCACTGACGGCACCAAGCCTGCAGCATCCTCCACGGCCTTTTCGTTGTATCGGAACACGCGCTTGCCCCCAGGCAACGTCACGACCTCGCCATACTCTTTGCCCGTCAGGTTGCCGACCTTGGAGCGCACCGAAGAGCGCTCCTCGTCGCTGAGATCGGCGTGATTCTTGTCCAAATACCGATCTACCATGTCCAGGTTTTCTTTGACAATGTCTTTCGTAGCCTGCTCGCTCTGTGCCTGTGTAAGCTCAGAGCGGACCTTCGCGCTATCCTCTTTTACTTCATCCAAAACCGTATCGCGGACGGACTTAGCCACTGCCTTGCCGTGCTCTCGCAGCAGGTTCACCTGGGCTTTCTGAAAGCCCTCCGGATCCTGTACGGGATCGGGCATCTTGGCTACGGCCGCCTCTGCCGAGCTGATGTCCACCTCCGGTTCTGGCTTAGGAGCTGGTGCTGGTGTGGCCACCTTATCGATCAGAGTGCTGAGCGCATGGTCGTATGTCTTGCGCGACTCGGCCAGGGCCTGGTCGCGTTGCTTATACGTGCGCTCCCAATCTTTTCGATTCTGATGACTCTCCAATGCCTCCTGAACATTCACGGTCTCGCCCTTGTAATCGATGGTATCCGGCATCTGCTCTGCAGACTCAGCGCGTGCCTGGCCGTCTGCAGTGACAGCGGAACCCCGCTCGTCAGGTGCGTAGCGAATCCCATCAAATTCCCATGTGCGTTCCATGATTCTTCTCCTTTGACACTACTGACATCGGTCCTTCGGCATCGCTCAGAAGAGTTGCTCTCGGGACATATCAGTCGTCCGTCTTAGGGTTTAAAAACAAAAAAGGCGACAGCAGTATTGCCGTCGCCTTACGTATTATTCAGTTGTAAACTATCCCGGTGCCGGGTTCTTTATCGGTAGCGGGACTCCGTAAACAAGTTATATATGTGATCGCTCTTGCCGCAGACGCGCGCCATCTCCTCAGCCGCATCGCGCTCGAACATCGAGGGGTCAATCACCTGCCCCCACCAATCCAGTTGCCCACAATTCGGGCACGGCACCTCGGGCACCACCCGACCGATCTTTGCTTTGGGATCGGCAAAGCCCGACATGCCACAACTCCAGCAGGTCCGAACCGTAGCCCAGGGACCAATAATGCCTACATCTATGTCCCTAAAGGCGATTCGGGCGTATCCTGGAGGGATCTTGCCGGCCCACCTCGTTTGCCAGTTGAGATCGATGTTCCACATATTGCCGCTATCACCGCCGAAAGTAGCAGAGCACACGCCCCGATCCATATCCGCCTGTGTGGCTTCTTTCGACATCGTGGGGTCCAGTTCGAGATCATAGGGCAGGTGATGGACCACCACCTGTAAAGCAATCTCGAACGTCCCATCTGCGGGTGGATCTTCTTCATCATATAGTCCCTCCATGCCCTCGGCCACCATAGGCACTGATTCTTTGCCCAGCACATCGTCTATGTAACGACGCGCCTCTTGGGCCGATACAAGCGTGCTCATCGGCCTCTAGTCGGTCGCCGCTTCGGCGCGGCTTTCTTTGCCGGCTTAGCGTAGGTCATGGGCTTGCCCGTCTTGCGTGAGGCCGCCTTAGCCTTGCGCCGGCCCTCGGCGTCGTATGAGTAATGTTTATTGCCTACGCGCGGCATGAGCGTCCCTCCTCAAGTAATTGAACAGCCATTGAAAAATGATAGTGTGGCCCATAGCGGCTCTCAGAGAGTGAAACCGGTCATATTAACCTGGCAGTCCGAAGTGCTCGCTGAAATAACCACGGCAACCGAATAGCCTGCCGTCGCAATCCACACGCCATTTATTGGCGCGAACTGCCACCCCTCGATGCTGGCATCCTTTTTCCACTCAGCCAAGACGTTGGTCGTGCCGTTGTCAGCAGAAATTTGTTTGAGCTGAATAGTGGCATCTGCGTCCGTGTGACCAGATATATGCGTTACGACATGCTGTCGAGTTGCAACCTCGGTGTGTTCCGCCGTGGCGCCAGAGTTGGTGCCGAGAGCAGTCTCGCTCCACTGTTCATTGTCTTTGCTAACGTATCCAAGGTCTATTCTCGTGGTCATGCTGATAAGCTCCTGCTTTATGAATTACGGTCCCTGTGGCGGCTGTGGTGCCGATGGTCCGCCTGGCCCTGGTGGTCCACCTGGTCCTGCTGGTGGTCCACCTGGCCCTGGTGGTCCTGCGGGTGGCCCACCTGGCCCTGCGGGTGGTGCGCCTTGTTGTGGTCCCTGCATGGCATTTGACACCTGAGACGTCATAAACTGCAAGATCTGCTCAGGCTGCATGCCCGAAGTTTTGGCCAGCTCCTCGATCTGCATCAGGAGTCGCTGTGCCCCATCGGCCCCTCGTATCGCCTCCAGGAGCTGGTCCTGATTCGGTGCATCCAACAACTCCATCGCCCACGGCACCGCTGGCGCACCCAAGCGATTAAGCACGATCTCAGCAAACTCCATGCGCTCTTGCTTGTTGCGCTCTTTGCCGGTATCGAGCTCCAGCTTGATGCGCTTCAGGTCGACCACGCCGGCCGTCTCGTTATTCAGGACCACCGTGTAAGCTGCCTGGTTCGATCGCGGATCCATCAGCGCCAACGGCGCGCCCGTCTCCGGATCTCGCACCTCGCGGCCCGACTGCTGGTCCACAAGGATCGGCAGTCCAAACTCGACCTGTATCTCCGACAGCGAGCGCCCAACATAAATGCGTCGATTGTTGCGCGTCTTAGTGTCGGCCACCTCGGCCATGCGCGAGCCCCGACAGAACTGCAACAGGTTGCTCATTCTTAGCATTGTGGCCTGCCGTAGGCCCGACTCGATGTGCTTTTTAGGCATTGTGCCCAGGACATCAACCGCCGATTGCAGCGCCCGAATGCCTCGACCGCTTGTTTGATATGGCATCTCGCCGCGGTTGACATCATAAACGCCCGAGATCTGATCCTTGATCTGACCTAGTAGGCCAAAGCCCGAGCTGAAGAGGCCGGCACCTGTGGGGTTGCCGCCATCCACCTTCGGGCCCTCGAACCCAGGATAGGGTCGAAAGACCTGCATCGGGCTGCGGCCCACGTTATGTAACTTCTCCTCGTCCTCCTTGGGCAGTGAGCCCTTGGGTGAGACGATGAAGTTGCTGCCAGCGATCATTAGCTGTTCCAGCCAGCGGGCCAGCGACCGGTTGATCAAGTCTTGCATGCCCACCAGATAATCCACCTCGCCCTTCGCATGGCTTCGATCGCGGACATGGACATAGCTGAACCAGCAGAATGGGAACTCGCCATGCCCACCACGACTCTCGTCGTAGATCGACAGGCGCGAATCGACCTCAGTTTGATTGATCACCGTAGTCTGCCAGAGCTCTGTCCGTTCGGACTTTATCGGATCGATCGACTTCTTAGCTTCAGCGTCCAGCTCTTTATACTGGTCGTCCGTCATCGGCTCCAGCTCGCCCACCTCATTGGGCAGCATCACCACCTGGCCATCGAGGTCGACATAGCGCTTCTCGAAGATCTTAATCTTCTCGTACATTATTTTTTCGTATGCCTGTGGCTCGTCATCGGGCAGATAGCTATCGTTGTCGCCCTGGCCATAGGTGTATTCATTGAACTGTGCCACCTCTGCCTGCCCAACGAAGAAGTCGGGATAGTCAGACTGGATCCGTGCGTTGCCCAGCTCGTCGGCC